GGGCGATCAGCTTGTTGACGCGGATTTCGTCAGCATCAACGTCGCCGGTCAGATTGCCCGTGAACGCACCGAAGAATGCACCAGTGACGCTGTCTAGCTTGTTGATGACGATGGAGCCGTCTGTCTTGACACCCCACGCGATGCGCCCGCTGGCGTCCAGCATCGTGTAGGCGTAGCCGGACCCTATGTAGTTCGGGTCTTCCTGCAGCTCTGCCTGGCCAACCCGCATCAGCTTGTTGACGCGGATTTCGTCAGCATCAACGTCGCCGGTCAGATCACCCGTGAACGCACCGAAGAATGCACCAGCAAGGCTGCCGACCTTGTTGATGACGATGGAGCCGTCTGTCTTGACACCCCACGCGATGCGCCCGCTGGCGTCCAGCATCGTGTAGGCGTAGCCGGTGTGCGCGTAGCCCAGGTCTTCCTGCAGCTCTGCCTGGCCAACCCGCAGCGGGTTCAGTGTGTTGGGCAGGTGCGCGGCCGCGAAGGTTGTGCCAGAGCTCAGCGTCACCGCCCCGGTGTAGACCTGCTCCGAAGTGAAGCTGTAGCTGCCGTCGGCAGCGCGGGACAACACACCGTAAACGGTGCCCAGCAGGCCCTTGATGCTGGTATCAGTGCCCAAAAACTCTGTGTCGGCCAGGCTGACCGCCACAGGCCCGGTGGAGCCCGCAGCCAGCGATGCGCTAGCGATCGTGGCCACCGACGCAGTGCCTTCTACCCGCTGCACAGCAGCCTGCAGCTCTTGGCCCAGACTGGTCTCGATCTCGCCCCGCTGTTGCTGCACAGCAGCCTGCAGCTCTTGGCCCAGACTGGTCTCGATCTCGCCCCGCTGTTGCTGCAGCTCAGCAGCCAGCTCCTGCTCCGTGACGCCGACCTGCTTGATCCGGTTCTCGAAGGGGTCAAACTTTAAGCCCATCTCAGTTCACCGTCACGCTGGTCAAGTTGCTGTCGCTGTCGTAGCCCAGGTTGACCGTAGCCACCGTCGTTCCGTTCGGCCCGCCCAGCTTGTAAATCGCCTGGGTTATGTTCGAGCCGCTGTAGCTCATCCCCACGTAGTCGTGCTCAGGGATCTTCAGGCCATGCGAAACCGGGATCGGATCACCGCTGGCGTTTTTAACTTCAACCTCGTTGGTGACCCCTACCTCGTTTAGATCGCTCAGGTTGACCGGCACCCACTGGCCCTGGTCGTTGAGAGCGTGCAGCAGTGTTGCCATGCTCAGATCCTATGCAGAAACAGCGTAACGCCTGAATGCCCGTCAGGTTGAGCATCACGAACGCGAAAAGTTTTCCCGCGACCTGTTAACGTGTCGCCGCTTTTGGGTTTGATTGGCAAATCGCGAGCATCGATGCCTGCCACCGGCTGAACAGTTGAAACGGGACCACCCGTGTCTGGATCGGCCCCCACGTAAGCATCCTGATAAATGGCCCGAATTGGCCAAGACTGATCCCCTCTGCCGTAGACCATAGGATCGCGGTCACCCATAACCTTGATCCCAGCGCGTAGAGCTCTATTCGCCAAATCAAGTTCCATTAGCTTTTAGCCAGCGTGTGACCGTAGATTTTCAAATGCACGATGTCGCCGTCTACGGCAACGACATCACCAACCACGGGCAAGTTGCCGCCGTGGTGTCCTACACGCCTTGCATCGCTGTCCCAATGGGCGTGATCACCTTGGGCAATGCTTACTGCAGGATCCTTTGCAAAGGCAAAAACACCAGAGCAGCAAAACACGCCGAGCTCGTTGGCGGCGACGTCAGTTACTGCCACTCCAACAATGTCACCCAAAACAAGCAGATCTCCGCTCGAATAATCGGCCGGAGGAGTTAGCTCCAGATTCTGCCCGTTTTGGATGAAATTGCGCATGGCGACTTAACTTGCGCCAATCTTAACCCGTGCAGCCGCGTCTGTGGTTGCTTTATCGGCCAGGAAATACCCAATCTGGGTGTTGTTTGTTGCAACTGAGGTGACTTTTTTTGCGGTGTCGTCCCAGTAAGCCACATCACCAAAGTTGGCGTCAGTGCCGGAGCCGGTAGCAGCAGTTAGGTCATAGACCGTTTCAGTGTCGATGTTGATCAGGTCACCAGAAGCGCCGTCCACAACACACACGCCAAACAGCGCACCAATCAGCACACCTTGGCCAGAAGTTCGGGCGTAGGGCAAAGCCGCTTCGACATAGCGGCCTTCTTGAACGTGGTTTTTCATGAATCAGCTCTCAGAAGATGGATTAAGGGGGTCGGCCTAGGCGCCGGTGGAGCGGTAGAAGCCCTGATGCTGACTGACCATGCAGCCAAAGTCATGGCGAAGGTATGTCGTGATCCCATCAGGATCGCGCTTGATTTCGCTTTCGATAGTCGGGCCGGCCTCTCCTTCGAGGTAGCCGTAAACCAACTTATCAACGCCGGCATAATCGCCCGCAATGTAGAACTGAACGGTGCTACTTGCGTCCAGTCGAGGCTCGACAATCTTCTGAAGGGATCCTGAAAAGATGTTGACGTCGCTTGTGGCGTTAGGAATAATTGTGGTGTTGAATTTGTCGAACGCAGTCTCCAGCGTGGTCGGAATCAGGATGTACCGAGGCACCACGTAAAGGGGGGTTTTGCCGGTGAAATCTTTCTGATTGCGCATTTTCTGGCGCGCTTCAGAGATTGAGGCCTCACCAATCACGCCCGTCCCGGTGTTGTTATGGCTGGAATGGAACAGCGCTACTCCGTCACTCATGCACTTAGCGTTGCCCGTAATTTTGTCCCACATCAGGTTGGCCTCAAGGGTGGCAACACCACGGGCCAGGACCTGCACTGCGCGGGTCACGTACCCCAAGTTGTCATTGATAATCAGGCGACGGCCGATCACCAACTTTTTGCCGTATTCGGTCAAGCTCCATGCACCTTGCTGCTCTTGCAGAGTCCCAGCTTTGTATTCGCCGCTTTCTTTGATCTCTTCGGGGATCAGTTCGCCGCCTACCTCGAGCTCTTTCATCTCGCGGAAGTCCGGCAAGTTGCGCTGCTCGGCCAGCGGGCGCCAGGTCTGTTGCTCTGCGGCGTAAGCAGCTTTCAAGCTGACTCGCTGGATGCTCGCCATTAGTAGCGGGAAATCGCTGGTGCTGTGCAATGCACGCACCGCAACGTTGCTTTTGTCCATGCCACGACAGTTCACACCGGCCATTTCCAGCGACTCACGAGCCATGTCCAGAAGGCTGGTCCCGCGATATTCGCGAGCAGCCGGGGCTTCATCAAAGGTCGCCAGATTTGAGCGCACTTTGAGATAGTCCAGCTTGGCAGCGGCGCGCTTTTCGCCGTGGTCAGCAGTGACTTCAACGCGGCTAACGGTGGGAACCTTGCGCTCTTCAACGGCTCGAGCATCAATCAGCTGCATCCGAGCGTCATCAAGCAACACTCCATCGGCGATCAGCTTATGTGCCAGCTCGTCGTTTACATTCAGTTTGCGAGCTGCGTCAAGGATGCCTGCGGAGCGTTGGCGCTCTTCTGCACGCACAGCCTCGCGCTCTTCTGCACGCACAGCCTCAGCGTCAATTGCTGGTGCCACAGGCTCAGGCGCTGCAGCGCGGGCTTGGATGGTCTCTTTGGGCGCGGCCTCGACGGCCGGCGCCCCCTGGTTCGTTTCGGGCATGGATTGCTCCCGTTGGAGTTGGGTGGGGGTGGGCTCGTCTGAGCGCACCTGTGCCCCGGCGTCAGCCGGGATTGGAACTAGGGAGATCTCGTAAGGCTCCCAGTCCACTGCGCGCTCAACCGGCACAGGGCCGGTTTCATCACGCTCTGTCTTGTGAACTTTGTAGCCCACAGAGACATTGCGGTAGATGCCATCTCGCACATCTTGAAAGATAAGCTCAACATCTTGCCGTCGACTGAACTTCACCAAGGCGTGGCCTTCATTGCCGTTCAGCCATGCTCGCAGCACAACGCCAATCTGACTGCGCAGCGAAAATGATTCATGCGCGTCAAGGAAAGGAGCTCCAGCGTTTAATCGGTAGAGCCTGACAGCCTCAGGGGCCATGCTGAGCTCTTCGAAGTAGTCGCCATCCGACCAGCTGGAACGCCTAACCTGGGCTCCAGTAGACCAAACAAGTTCAACAGTACGCTCTTCGACGTTGATCGTCTCAGGCGCAAACATTGCCCTCGTTTGCAGCAACTGTTCGCTCATGCGCATTCCTCCTTCGCCGTAATTCTAAGGCGCTGACAGCGATTAAGTTTCATTGGCAGCGTCTGCCTCTTGCGGCGGCTCACCGGTTGGCGGCATGGTTGAGCCTATGGGTCGAGCTTGGGTTAAGCCTGCGCCCGATGTTTTTCTAGGGTCGCTGTCAAGCACTACACCAGCCTTGTCAAGAGATTCGTTCCATTCGGTGTAAAGCCGAAGCACCTCATCCGGTTCATATCCGTCCAGCCTAATCGCTTCCTGAGGTGGTAGCAAACCAGCACGCATCCGAGTTAGAGCTGACGCGGTTTCGCTTTGGGGATCGTAAAGCTCGCGTCGTGGCGGAGTCCAGTCGGCGCTCAAACCTTCAGTAGGCATTCCCACGGCACTGGCTTTTTCCGCCCACCAGTTCCAAATCCGATCAAACACCATCGGAGCCAAAATCTGCCAGGTTTCGCTTTGCAAACGACGCTGAAAGCCAATCCAGCCCAGTCGTCCTTGCGTAAAGCTGCCGCCGCTGTAGTCACCGGTGAGTTCTTCATAAGTTATGCCAATTCCAGCCGCAATTTCCAGCAAATACGTCTTAATGACTCGGTCAATCTCTCCGGCGGCTGGTGGGTTGATTGTGCGGATGTCTTGGCCAGGGCCTAAACGCACCACTCCGCCAGGCTCGATCCGGTCGCCGATTGTGCTTTTTTGATCGCTGGTGCCGTCGAGATCCACCACTGCAGCAGCCAGGCAAGCGGCGACCTTCTCTTTCATCAGCCTGGCATCTAGCAGGTCGCTCAAGTCCTTCAGTCGCACCATGGCCGGAGCCAGGCAACTGACTCCACGGGTCATGCCTGCGCGTTCTGGCGAAAACAAGTGGATGATTTCGTCGGCCGCCACAGTGTTGCTGACAATGCTGGTGGCTGGCACAGCACTTTCACCTGGGTGGTAGTTGTAAATCCAAAAACTCTCCTGACGCCCTTCGCTGTCGTAAACGATGCCGCGCTTGGTCCAGCCCTTGCCGGTCACCCCAGGCGTGTCGTGAGTGTCATCGATCCAGTCACCCTCCAGGACCTGCAGCTGCAGCGGCACCGTCAGCCCAAGGCGTTTCATGGCTCTTGAGCTGGGCGTCCGCATTCGGATTAGTACCTCACCGCTTTCTTTCCAACAGCGGACGGCTTGCGCCGTAAGCCCGTCAAAGTTGAGGATCCCGTTGTAGTCACACTGACGAGCGTCGTTCATCCATGAGCGCATTTGTTGAGTAACACGCTCACCCTGCTTTCCATTGCGACGGGACTGCTTTGCCTTAAAGCTCCAGCCAGAGCCGATTAGGTTTGTGACCCAGCTCTCCACCGCTTTACGGGCGTAAGGGTTGTTTCGAACAAGGTCTCGAGCTCGGTCGCGCATCACGCCAAACCCGCGAGCTGTAGCAGTGTCGGCACTGCTGCCCTGCGTCACCCAGCTGTCGGTGCGACGCCCCCGGGCCGCTCCGTCATAACGTCGAAGCTGTTGCAGCTGGATCCGAGCGGCTTGACGTCTAAGAGCAAAGCGTGGGGCGAGCGTTGCCAGCAGCTGCTCAAATGGATTCATTCGTAATCTCGCCCGACAGTTGGATAATCGATGCGCACCACTGGCAAGGTGACTGCTGCCAGGCTTGAAGCGATCAGGTTGCGCGCCCTCATCAGGTCCGCCATTGATTGATAGCGAACCACCTTGTCGTCGTAGCGCACCTCCAGGTAGCCGCCGGCAATTGCTTCCTCGATGGCCGCCAGATGTGCCTGCGTAAATGTGCTCACTAGTGCGACCTCCTGACTGTCATGCTACTCAATCCCAAAAGCTAGACCTCGCGGGCGTTGAACTTTGATTCAAAGAGTTTGCGGCCGGTAGCTTCTCGAACTGTGTGGTTGCGCTAAGTCGTTCCTCATCCCAGCGTTCGTCACTCCATCGATCAGCACCGACGAGAGCTGCAGCTGCGCGTGCATAAACCCGGCAATCAAGCACCTCATTTCGAGGCCTGGTTTTTACCCACTCAAACTTGTTAAAACCGCGGCGATCGATAGTGTTCGTCAGGCGCTCTGCGCACAGCTGCTTGAAATACTCTTCACCATGCTCGGGGAAGTGGCACCAGCCATAAGGCAGCTCGCCATCCTCAGGGATCGGTCGACGCAGCCAGCCATAGAGCTCACTTTTGCAAACGCTGACGCCAACTGGCCAAACCTTCACCCCACCGCGTAAAGCCTTCCCGTTTCGCAGCACTTCTACTCGGCCGGGTGTTCCAATGATTGCCGATTGATTCTCACGGCCTTTAACCGCAATGACCCGATTGCCAGCCTGGCCCCGGACCCATCGATAGACCTCCTGGCTTCGGAATCCGGAGTCAATGGCCGTCATTCGTATCGGCAGTCGTTGGCCATCACCCCGACCAAACTCAGATCGGACGAACTTGCTAGCTTCGCGCCAAACTGCTGGCAACGCAGTGTCTCCCGCCAGCACTTGGTAATCCAGGCTAAAGCTCTCCATGCCTGGAAGCCATCCCACCACTTCCAGCTCCAAACGATCCATTTGAACGTCAATGCCGCAGGTGATGAACACCACTGGATCCGGAACCGTGCCCAGTTCGTAGCTTTCGCGTCGGTTGTAAAGCGATTCCCAGTCGGGAGCCTCCCCATCGTCGTTCCAGCACTCAGCCAATACCGTGTTTGTCCAGGGCTTCAGCTTGGCCGGGTTGTCCTTTGCTTTTTCGTAATCAACTGCAATCTCAGTCCAGGTAAACCAGCCCAGTGGGCTGTAAAGCCCGTTCAAGTGATAGCCCTGCACATCCCGATCTGGGTGTTCTGCCTCCCACCACTCGTCGATGAACACCTCCGGGTCGTACCACCAGCTTTTGACGTCCTCCTCAATCCCGGTCCCGCACTTTTCGCAGATCAGCACCGGTGGAGTGCGCAGCGTGTTCGGCAGCCCTGGGTCTTTTGGGTCATATCGCAGCCGATCCCAACTCAGCACCTGACGGTGGTTGCAGTGTGGGCACGGGAGCATTAATCGTTGCTTGTTGGTAAGTTCCCACTTATCCCAGATCGCGCTGCGTCCAGCAATAGTTGGCGTGGATGTCCATGCGACTTTCTTGCGAACACCGAACGTCCGGGTTCTGGCGCTGACGATTGCCAGCGGGCTGCCCTCCTCATCCACATCAGCCGGCCATCGATCAATTTCGTCACCACCTAAAAAACGGATCGGCATGGATGCCAAGCCGTTGGCAGCATTGGCGCCGCCCAAAATTAAAACCCCACCCGCAAATTCTTTCATCAAAGTGGTGTTACCACTGTCCCGCTCTCGCGGCGCTTTTACTTTTTCGCTCAGGCTGGGAGTCGACTCAATCATCGGAGCGATTCGCATCTTGCTGTAGCGCTTTGCCAGATCGATTGTCGGCTGCACGAACAGCGCCGGACCTGGCTGAATGTCCATCACGTAGCCCATCCAATTGTTCAGCGCCTCGGACTTGCCGGACTGCGACGGGAACACCAGCACCACCTCTTGAACTGAGCTGGTGGCGCTGAGATCGTTCATCGGCTTGCGCAAGTAGGGCGTGCGCGTTGTGCGCCATTGACCGTGTTCGCTGCTGGCTTTGCTGCTCAAGATCCGGCGTTCATCAGCCCACTGGCTGACCGTCAGCAACGGATCCGGCCGAAGCCCTTTCCAGAACGACAGTTCGACCGCTTCAGCTGTTGCCATTGGCCAGCGCCTCCAACGCCTTGACGTGGTGCCGCTCGATAGCCAAAAGCACTTCGGACCGCTGCTCAGGCGTCAGCCCACCGACGGCACGCGCGATGTCGCCAATCATCTGCTGGCCTAGTCGGAGCACCGCATCGCGCACGCGTTTGCCGGACTCAAACCGCACACGCTCCATGTCAGCTGCTGGAACCAGCTGGCCATTTCGTTCCTTCAAGTCCAGCTCGAGCAGCTTGGCCTGATACCAAGTGCGCACCGCGGCAGCTTGTGACTGGCTAGGCATCTTGCCCTGCGCTGTTGATGGCGGCGGGGAGACTACTGCCTGGGCCTGCTGGCGCTGTGCCATTCGACCCCGTTGAAACTGCGGCGCCGTGTTTTGGTCCCACTCGGCCGCGGCCAGCCGATCGTCCACCATCCAGCTGCGGCCATCGCGATGTGCTGAGTCTTTGAGACGGCCTGCGCTGATCGCTTTTCGCACTGCCTGCGGGCTGACGCCCATATGCTTGGCAAAATCAGCAACTTTGACGAAAGCCATCAGTCCCGTAGCAGCTCCACGTAAAACCCACGCCCGATGAGCTTGCAGGCAATGCCCGGAGGCACGGGGGCCACCAACTGCAGCGGCGTTTCTTGCGCAGTCATTCCGCAAACCAGCTCGACCAGCTGATCGATAAGCATCAAAGTGTGGCCGCGGCCTTCAAGCATTTCGTCCACGGTCACCTCATGGCCCAGGGCGCCGAACGTGATCCGCATAGGCCAGGCCTTCACGTGCCTGTCCTTATCCCACTGGCAGCCATAAATAATGCTTGCAACTTCAATCATTGATGAACGTCGAGGCGACTTTGTAGCCGTTTCACGGCAGCGCTTCAATCTTGCGCATCGTTGGAACACAATATGGCGGCTTGGTCATTTTGTTTTGCCGCTCCACTCGTAGCCGCACGACGGGCAACGGTGCTCCGTCTCAATGTCGTCGTCAACCTCGGCGAACTTTTCCGAAGCTTGATCTGCGTCAATCCGTTCAAGATTTAATAATTCGGCTAGATCCTTTTCATCAAACCCGAGCAACTCAAGATCGAATTCCTGCAGCTGGAGCCCCGCCACCTCCTGCTGCAGCATGCTCATGTCCCAATCGGCGCTCAGCGCAAGTTTGTTGTCGGCAATTACATAAGCTTTGCGCTGTGTTGGCGTTAGGTGGTCGAGCACCACCACCGGCACCTCGTCTAGACCCAGATCCTGCGCCGCGGCCAGGCGCCCATGACCCGCGATTACTCCATCGTCCGAGTCCACCAGGATCGGATTCACGAAACCGAACTCTGAAATGCTCGCCGCAATTTGGGCTACCTGCTCAGGGCTGTGGGTGCGGCTGTTGCGTTCATAGGGCACTAGCCGGTCTACCGACCAGAGCTCAATGCGCTTGGCCATTGACAGTCCTGTGGTCGATCCCATTCCTATGGCTTGACTGAGGCCACCTTAACCGTAGTTGCGCAACCGGTTGCGCAACCTGGCTTAGACAAAAAGCTGCTGAAGATAGCCAGATCCCCCTTCAACTCAACTCTTAACAAGGCATTTGCTATTGAGAAAGCCAGTCATAGCAGGACATCCGACAACCCCGTTCGGGGCCTAGCACTAGCCAAAAACGGGGGCTCATGGACC